GCCTTTGCAACAAAGTGTCCTGATAAAATTTTAAGCCTTCAACCCCCACGTTTTGCCCGTATTCATTATCCAACGTATAAAGTCCATTTGTTCCAAGTTGCATCACCATATAAGGCGCTGCCTCGTAAAGAACCGCATTGGCGCAAAAGGATTTTAACTGGTCATTCCATAACGCTTGATAAGAAGTACTTGTAAATGCCGTGGAGCTTCCTTTGTCCGCAACCAAGGCATCGTAAAAAGTTAAGCCAACGGCGGGAATAATCCAACGATATTCAGCATCTTGAATGTGAGGGCTTATCAATGACTTATCAAGTCGTATATCCGCTGGCGTTGGTCTTGCAACACCTCCGCTAATAACCTCAGATGGTTGTATTAATTGGCTCATTTGTTTCTATTGGTGAATAACCTAATATTTCCCTCTTTTCATCTTGCGTCAAATTATCCTCAACCTTGATTTCACCCATAAAAGAAACGGGCAAAGTGTTTGAAATTGAGAATTGAACGTCTTTTAAGGCTGGGTTATAAAGCCCAATTTCGGCTAAATAAGGATTTATAATTTTAGATAACATCAAGTTTTGGCGCGGCTTAATCACCGTACTTTGAAGGTACTCCATTTCCTGACGTATCTGTTGATTGCTTCCAAGTTGCCCCGCCGTGGCGAAGCCTGCAAGTGACTTGCTCCACCTGTTAGCCACGACAATCGCCGAGGCTGCCAAGTTTTGCAAGTTTAAAAATTCGCCCTCGTTTTCCTTTGACGTGGGAATCCAATTTGCTTTTAATTTCTCGTCCCTCAGAACCTGTACAAATAACTTATGATTATTTGCCATCCCAGTAAACTTGCTTTCTATTCCTTCAACCAATTTCTTTGCCTCAGCTGGCGTAATTGAGCCGAAAAATTGCATGATACCCGAAGGCATAAAGCCGTTTTCGAACTTGCTTGTATTAAACCTTTGAATGCGGTATTCCATCTCAGCCCACATCTTCGCGCCAATCCACTCAGGTAAGCCAAAGTAAAAATAGCCTGCCGCGTATTGCTTAACATGAATAACGCTTCTTTGTGTTCCGTCCTCAAATTTCTTAAAATCTGGGTACATTGGCACCTCTCTGAATCCTTCACTTTCGTAAAATACGCCGTCGGTTGTGAGCGGCACTTCTTCCCAGTTATCGTAAATGCCAAACGATTTTATAATCTGATCCGCTTCCGCTTTTCGAATACCAATGTTATATACGGGTACATGATAAATATAAGTGAATGGTTCTGAACCTACTTTGCCTTTAACAATTTCGCAAAAGCTATTTCCAAAAGCATCATAGTCAAAAGCAAGTTGAGCCAAAACCTCCTGAAGATTTTGACCGTGTAAATTAACCTGGCTAATAACATCCTCAATTTCATTTAAAGAATCGTCGGTGATAACCTCACCCTTCATTGACGTGGTAAGCAATGTATTTGACTTACCTTTCATGGGAATGAAGCCGTCACCGACAACCATGTTTGTTTTATCTTCTATTATCCTTCGTAACGTCGGCGAATTATTTACAATGGCGATAAGGCTCTTTAAAAAGTCGTCTTTTTGCGTAAAGAACCGCACCCATTTTGCCCCCGTGAAATCAAGCCTCTCCCGTGACGGCTCATTAAAAATATCTTCCTTTACCAGCATGGTATTGGAAGTATCTAAAGTAACGGAAGCAAGTAAAGGGCTTTGATTCCTTTTACTTACCCTGTTGTTCCTGTTCGGTACTGCCTGTATTTTCTTTAATTGTTGGCTCATAGCTTTTTTTCTCGGGGGTAAAAATGACGTGTTGCCCAACGGTCTGAGGGCTTGATTTATACCAAGCCCTCAACTCGTTTTGTGAAAGTTCGCCGATAGTTTTTCGAATGATTCCAGCTTTGCCCGAAAGGTCAGCCCCAACGTAAAGCATTTGTTTACTTTTATCTCTAACTATCATACTTTTATTAATCTAAGGCGTTCATCACTGTTTCGCCGTTAACGATAAACCTTGATTTGTTCGTTGTTCTACAAGTAATGGTAAGCGTTTCTTGATTTGAATCGGTAAACAATGCACCCGATAAACCTTCGGCACTTGTTAACCTTGCCACCCTTTTCTTACCACCGATAAGTTCAACGCCCCAAATCCAATAGTTGCCCGTGTTTTCCACGTGTACACAAACCAAGCCACACGCCTGATTTGCCATGTCTTGAATAAGGTTTCTTAATTCCTGGTCACGGCAATTAATAACGCCCGTCAAACTTTGCTCGATAGACACCGACAAAGTATCAGCATCTTGAGTTACCGTTTCCGTGAAAGCCCCTGAATTGTCCCTAAATTCAATTTCGTAAAACACGGCAGCCGACGAAGACATTGTTATTGCCGTGGTTGCTCCTGATGCGTTGTTGGTAACGCTTGCGACTTCGTTGGCATTGGCAATGTAAAGTTTGCCAATACCACCTGCGCACGTTCCGTTTATACACTCATTAAGCCAACCGCTTGTTATTGCGCTCATTTGTTTTTGATTAGTAGCCTAAGCTGATTAATGAAGGGTGAATATAATTTACGCCCATTTTGAAGCGCGCCTTGATATACACCTTTTCCTCCTTCTGGTCGTACCAAAGTTCCAAAGCCGTTTCAGGGCTTAACACGTCCGTTGCAAGTACCTTGTTTTGAGGCGTGGTATATTCAACGTAATGCGGCTTGGTTGTTCCAAGTGATGTTGCGATATCGTCCCAACGGAATTGAGGTACAACGGGTACACCGCGGAAGGTGAATTGCTCAACGCCGTTGATTAATTGCAATAAACCGTAATCACCGCCACCGCCATTTTCAATATCTTCGCGAAGCTGAGAATAAACACTTTGCGTCACATTGAACACCTTTTGGTTGGCTGGTAAACCTTTCAACTGTAATGGTGCTTGGTCATACACGGCGCGAAGGATTGCGAAGCCATCACCTGAGGAAAGGTCGGAACCTGAACCCGTGTTGGTACGTGGCGTCAAAGCATCTGCAACCAACTGAGGGTAATAAACCGTCCAAAAACCGTCAAGTAAATCAAAGTTTGGGTTATTGCTTGACTGGTCACCGAAGTAAGAAAGACGAGTAATGTCATTTCTTATCGCCTGTTGTGTACGGGTTAAAAGAATGTTTTCAATCAATGTTCCCGAAACATCTGGAAGCCTTGTACCTGTTTTCAATAACTCCTCGAAAACTGTGTCCTCGAAATCGTCCCAGCACATTTCCAAATCAACTTTCATTTTTTCAACGTCAATGGTGCGCTGGTAAATGTCAACCGAACCAACGGGATTAAATCCGCATCCTGAGTATTTGCGTACAATGTTTTCTAATTGTTGTACGAAAACCATTTTCTTTTTATTTGCAACGTTACCAAGTACACGGAATTGTCCGCGTAAATCATCGTCAAAAAAGACTGGCTCTAAAAAAATGTTATTTGCCTCCGTGCCTCTGAAGGACACATCTAATTGGCTTATTTCAACTAATGCCATTTGTTTTTAATTTTAAAGATTTGGATAAGAAATGGTTGCAGACGTATTGGTAAGAACCAACGAATCCTCAATCACAAATGAAAACTCGGTCTTTGCTCCAGCCGCTGCCGTTGCAAATAACACCTTCCAATCGTTGCCTTTGTTTAACGCCGTGGTTGTTATCTGTAAGATTGCTGTTGGTGCTGAGGATTGCCAATCTGCATAGGCCTCGTTACCTGATTCGTCAACAACGGTAACTTTGTAAAAATCACTTGCACTTGTTACACCCGTCAACGGTGCAACGCTCAAGCGATTGCCAGCCGTGGAAGTGCCATAAGTGAATGAAACGGGAATGCGATCCTCAAAGGTATCGATGCCGTATAATTGCTCCGCGTTTATCCCTTGCGCGTTGGCATACGGGTTGGTGCGGTTTAAACTGTTTTGCCCGACGTATGTGTTGCTATCGGAAAAACTATTAACGTTTGCTGTTGCCATTATCTTTGTGAGATTTTAGATTGAACTAATGAAGCGAAAGAATCAAAATAACTCGATTTCGCTTTTGTTTCCTGAACCTTTTCATGTGCTGAGCCACCCGAAGGAAGTCCAACGCCTTTTTTTACTTGCGCCCTGAGTGCAACCAATTCATTTCCCAATGTTTCAAGAACCGTTTCGATTTCAGCGATTGAGTTCTTTTGTTCATCGGTTTTTTTGTACATTGATTCCATTTCCTCTTTTTGCTTTGAGTGCATTGTTTCCATTTCATCGGGTGATAAAACAAAGTAACCTTTTTCTTTCAGCATGGAAATAGCGACTTCCACTTCGTCGTTTTTCGGCTCCTCTTCCATTGCTTTATCTTCCTCAACAACATTTGTGACTTCTTCTTTTTCGTCCATATTGCTAAGTAAAGATTTGATTTTTTCTAAAATGGAATTACCCATGTCATCTTCTTTTTTTGCTTTTGTTAATAATGCGGCTGGAACATTCAAGAACTTGTTTAGGCTATTTTGCAACGGTAACATATCAATGTTTTTTTCGCCAACTTTAACAATTTCATCAATGAAGCCAAATTCTAATGCTTCCTGAGCGGTCAGCCATGTTTCGGCTGCCATCATATTCGTAATAATTTCTTTTAGGTTCTTTTGGTCTCCCTTGCGTTTAATAACCGAAGCCGTGTAAATGTCAAGTAACTTTGATTCCATCTTGTCTAACAATTCAGCCGTTGCCTCAAGTTCGTCGGCGTTACCCATCGTGTAACTCCAAGGTCGGTGAATCATCATGAAGGCGTTCTCAGTCATCTTAACTTTATCCGCTGCCAACAATACAACCGTTGCAATGCTTGCTACCAAGCCGATTCCTGTTGCCGTGGTTTCTTCGGGGTAATTAGCAACTAAATCAGCAATACCCATTCCCTCGGTGACTGAGCCACCGCCTGAGGATATTGTTAAATTAATTGGCTGCCCGTCCGCCTGGTTAATCTTTGCCCTTACTGAATTGTAAGAATTAACCGATTCCGAAATTTCCCCTAAAATATCTATACTTACTTTTGCCATGTTTTTTGCTTTGTCCTTTTGGATTGCTTTGTATTTAGCCTCAGCCCAAACCCTCATGGCACTTCCACCCCATGCGTCGTACATTACTGAGCCGCAAATTTCCGAACCATCTTCATCAAAGTATTTCCCCTGGTCATACGTTTCCGCGCGGCTTAAAAAGGAATATGTACGTTGCACAGTTTCTTCGCTTAATCCTTCACCATTGGCGATTTGATTTGCCCGTTGCCAGCCGACAAGCGTGCCGCAATCAGACCCATTCTTTTCCTTATGGTCAAGTGCGCGTCGTGCGTTGTTCTTTGCGGTATCTGGATAATCGGCGTATGTCATAAAAGAAAAATAATTTATTTACAAAATTACTCGGTCTCGTTTTTATCTTTTCTTTTTTGCTTGATTTGATAACCAAACCTTTCGGGATGCTGAACCATGTTATAAACGTGTTTCTTTGAAATACCTGTGCGTATGCTTATTTCCATCATGGCATCCATCTTTGAATCATTTGAATAAAGGCTATTTGGGTAAAGGTGCATGACCATATATTTTGCAACCGTCTTTTCCTTTATTACGTCGGTTTTTACGAGGAAGCAAATTAAGTGAAAAAAACTGGGCGTAATGCCTTCCTTTTGGCAAAACGCACTGTATTTATTTAAGATTTCATGCGTAAAATCCTGCAATAAATCCTCATTAATCATTTCAAATTCATCCATTTTCATTCCAATATTGTACTATTTGCCTCATTTTACCAACGACTTTTGTCCGACACGCGGGACAATTTCGCCGTTCAGGCTCATAATGATTGACAAAATTGTTATAAATGTTAAATAAATAATCCATATCGTTCGGGTCAATACTCAAAACCCTATAAGTCCTGTTGACTGTGGCGGTAACTTGCGCCTTGTATTCCTCAGGTATTCGAGAACCAAGTTCTCCCCAGATGCTATCCGTTTTCATGCAATTACACATTTATAAAGTGGCGTTTATTTTTAGCTTATTTCCCTCGGCAAGATCGCGCGCAATATCCTCGCTCACAACGTATGCTTGAAGCCTGTCAATCCTGTTGTTTATCGCGTCCGTCTTTGCCTCCATGACTTGCAAAAATTCATTCATGTCACCCTGTAAACCCAAGCCTTGTATTGGTGGGCTTATCGGTGGAACCATGCCACCCTCAGCGAATCCTTTGATACCAAGTTTCCTGAATGTGGGAGAACCGCCTAATAAACTTTGTTGCCGTTGATTCAATACAACCTCACCACGTTTAACGTACGCAAGAACATTGTCACCGTTTGACCGCGTTGGTATGTTTTGCTTTTGATTTACCCGTTGCCCTGTGACCACGCCACCCTCAGCAAGGGGTTGAGCGATAATCGTCGCCGTTTGTATGCCTGCGAAAACACCTGCGGAAATGGCTGAACCAATGGTAAACGGCGGGCCAGGCGGAACGGCTAAAGCCCTGTTTACCGCCAGAGCGCCTTGAATGATTGATTGAAGAATGGCAATTTTCTTTTCAGCCTTTGCCGCCTTTAACTGCAATGCTTCGGCTTCTTTGTTTCTTGATTCCAATAACGCCTTTTCTTGAACAATCTCTTTTTCTAATCTCCTTTTTTTTATACCGCTTGCCTTTTCCGCTTTGGCTTCAAGTGTTGAAATATTTTCTTCTGTCAATTCAATCTGCTCATTTAATTGGTCAGCATCCTTTTTAAAACGCGCTTGTTGAACCGTTGAAAAAAAGTCGGTTACTAAAGAAGCGGTTTGCAAATAAGTTTCAATTCTTTTGGCGCGCTCCTCTAAATCCTCCTCTTCCTTTTTTCTTTGTTCGTCCCTAAAGTCGTCCGCGTTTTTTGTAACCTCTTTAAATACCTTTTGAATATCTTCAACCTCCTTTTTTAATAACTCAGGCGGCTTTGTCGTCAAAGGAAGCGTCGCAAGTTGCTCAGCGTTTTTCAAGTTGTTAAGCAAGTTCCCACGCGTGGCATCCGCTAAGATTTGGTTCTGTTGTTCAACCGCCGATTTGATTTGGTTATTAATTGCGTTTAACTTTACCGCAAGTTCTTTCTGTGTTCCCGAACCAACCACGGCGTTAGAAAACGCGCTTTGTAATTTGCTTCGTTCATCTTCGAGGGCTGCAATCGAACCTTCGGTGAATGCTTTTACCGTTTCCCTTGCCGCTGCTTTGCCTAATTTGCCGCCTAAATTTCGTGCAGGAACTTCGGGTTTAAATTTATTTAACTCCGATTCAATGCCTTTAATTTCTTCGCTTAACTTTTTATAATCCGCTGAGGCAAATAAAACAACCTTCCTTTGCTTTCTCTTTTCGGCTAACTTTTGTTCTAATCCTGCCTGAGTACCCAACAACGCGGCTGCTTGCTCTTTTGCAATTCTTTCTTGTTCTTTAAGCGCCTCTTGATTAATTAAATTTATCTCTTTGTTTCCGTCTTTGATTTGTTGATTAAAAACTTTGAAAAAAGAAAGGATTGACCCCTCAGGCTTCGTAAACTCGGCAAAGGCTTTTTTATATGCGTTTAATCGGTTTGGAACTTGTTCAAAGTAATTTAGGATTCCAGATAAAACACTATTTAAAAATAACTTTCCCTTTGCCGTGGCAATTTCAAACTCTACCCCCGTGGTTGCAAGTGTTTGGTTATACGCAACCTCACTTATTTTTAATTGCTCATTAACCCTAAATAATTCTTCTTGCTGCTTTTGATAAAGGTTGGTTGACAAAGTTACGTCGTCCGTGCTTTGCAAAACGTCTCCCAATGTTATTAAGAAGTCTTTACCAATGTCTTCGCCTGGTGCGCCAAAAACGTCTGCAATAATCGTTTGAAGCTGAGAACCTGCGACACCCGTTTCCGTTATCTTATCGGTAACAAGCCCAAAAGCCTGACCCGATGTTACTGAGCCGTTGTTTATATTTGTAAATAATTCGTCTGTAAATTCTTTGCCAAAAGCATTTTCCAAAGCCGCTCTTGATGCTTTTGTTTGTTCGTTTATCCTTAATCCAAATTCTTTTACCGCGTCAAGTCCCTTATCTGAAAATATACCTTCATTTGCTGAAGCGATGGAAACCCTTAAAAAATCTTCGGCACTTAATCCAGCGTCACGAAATTGAACGGAGTATTCCTTTAATCCGTCAAGGAATTGACCTTGAGCGTCTGCACCTTTTCGAAAACCAACCTCAACCACGTCCAACGCCTGAGAGAAAGAAATACCCAAAGCCTTACTTGCGCTATTTGCCGCAACAACAATCTCATCAACGTTTTTTCCATACGTCACCGCAATAGCTTGACTACTTGCCACAACTTGTGTCAATTCTTCGCCCGTGATTTGTGTAAAGTTGGTCACCTGGGCTGATAACTCCTGCGTTGCCCTTGCGGCTTCAATTAAGCCTCCAACGATTTCGCTAATGGCTTGAAACGCGGTCAATGCTATTCCTATTGTACCAAGTCCAACGCTTAATGACCCAGAGGCCTTATTTAAACTTGCAAATCCGTTTTGTACTCCACCAATAGCGCCTGTAACTTGTCCAAGTGTTCCGCTTAACTTTGGGAAAAAGTTTGATAAGGCTTCGGTATAACCACCGACATTCCTTTGAAATTGTCCAACCGTGGCATCAATGCCTTTTAATTCTTTATCAAGTTTATTTATACTTACAAGAAGGTCTTTTGCCTCTTGCGTATTTGTCATTTGAGCCGCAGCCAAATCCTTGTATCGGTTGCGCTGGTCATTCAACTCCTTGCTTAACTTGCGATATGCCCCGTTGGCTTTGTCGGTTGCGGTTATTTCTTCGTTTCGGCTTTTGATTTGTTCCTTAACAACTTTGTTAACCTCCATTTGCGCCGCCTTCAAGTCAACCAACTTCGCCTCAAGTTTCTTGATTTCTTGAACGTCCGTTGTTTTCTTTATTTCAGCATTCACGTCAGCAATGGCTCTTTTCAACTCCGTTGCCGTTTCAACCGTTTTGCCTAAGCCGTCTATTTGTATTTGAAAACCTATTACCTGTGCCATTATCCTTTTGTTACGCCGTTTACAATAACTTCATAATTTGCCCCATCATAATGGGTATTCGTATCTATGGTGACGGTTGAGCCGCTTATTATATATTGCACCGTTGGCAATAACTTTTGTCCGTTCTGGAATACAAGTACATTTGCATTCGTGTTGCTTACATTTGTTACGCCTGAGTTTACGGGTAATACAAGTACATTGGTTATTGAGTTAAGGAACGGCGTATAAGATAATTGAATGTTTACCGTTGCGCCATTTGCCCCCACCAAGCCGCTGCCCGATCCTGTCACCGTGCCACCCTGAGGAGATGCGCCTGCCAAAGTAATCGTATTACTTACTTTGCTTAAATCATTTACGTTTGGTTTTTCGTCGTATAAGATAACGGTACGCGCTGGGCTATTGGATTTGGGATTGTATTCAAGTTCTTGAATGATGAAATTAGAACTTCCAATCATTCCCTTGCGCCTGAATGACAGTTGCGTTATGTCTTTGTTCTCCCATTTGACGAAGGTTGTGTATTGCTTTCCAAGTTCAATGCGTTTGTAAGTTTGCAAATGAAACGTTTTAAAAACGCCTTGCATCACATTTGTATAATTGGTGACTTCATCTGAAAAGGAAAGGTTAAAATCGCCACCGCTCGGGTCATTGTAATTAACCATGAAAGCCGCAGGAAAATCAAAAGCCGAAGCCGCTGAACTTGCTTCATCGTACAAACGAACGTATCCGTCTAAGCCGCTTCGCCTGCCTGCGTAATAAAGCAAACGAGGTGCAAGATTATAATTGGGCTCAGCATCTGGCACCGTGTTATAATCGTCACCGAAAACAAGTGGCATCTGCGCCCCGTATGTTCCACCCGTGGTAATCGCCACGTCGTTTATATGAATGGCTTTGGCAAAGAACTTTGTGTAAAGAAATTCAATCCCATTTGGAAAACGATCCTCTGGAAAGTTGTAACCCCCTGAGTAAATGTTAACCCCGCGCCTTGCTTCTTCTTTGTTTGTAGTGTCATCATCCGTGGCATAAGCCAGTACCTGACTTGATTTGTAATTATCAAGAATGGTTAATTCGCTTCCGTCAATGTCACGGGTATTTAAGTCGTACTTATTCGTATCCTTAAAAAAGCCGTCAAAGGTTGTAAGGGTAATCGCGCCGCTTGCATTGGCTCGATACCTTACCGTGTAATTGTCTTTTGGGTATGCGTACACTTGTTTGCTTAGCACGTCTGTTTCCCATGCAAGATTAAAAATGGTTGTTAAATCAGCAATAATATCTTTGACGTACCAACTATTAGGTATGATGTATTCCAAATTTACCGTTTCGCCTTGCTCTAATCCTTCCTTTTGTGCCACCACGGAAAATGAGCCACCGATAACAAGGTTAAATGTTACGTTCTCGTACCTCAGCCTCATTTTAACCAAGTCACCTGCCACCAAGTCCCCAAGGAACTCAAGCGCAATAGAATCGTTCAACGATGTTTCATTTGTCAAATCATACGTTGAAACATTGTCTCCGTTAACATCAAAGAAAAGAATGAGTTCTGCAAATGTCTCAGGGTCACCAATAGAAGCCGTTAAGGTAACGTTTAGCTCAGCGATTAATTCATACAACGCATTTATTGGCACGGTATAAACGCCGCCCGTATAATTGCCTCCAGTATCAAAGTTGGGTGACGTGGTTTCATTTGTAAAGGCAATGTCAACCGTCCCGTAATCACCTGAGGAATAAACGAAGGATGAAGGCGAAGGATTGGAAGCCCTCATGTTTACAAAGTCTTTAATGTAATCAGCATCCAAGTTAAGCCCCATTGGAATAATCAAACGGCTGAAAGGATCGGTTTTGAAGATGCTGTTTAATTGGTATCCTTTGTTTTGAAAAGCCTTTTCCAATATTTGCCAAATGAAAATGGCAGGTGTCAACTCATTATCAACAATGTACGTTTCATTTTCCCACGCCCTCCATTTCATCAGGATGAAACAATGTTCCGAAGTAAATGGATTGTAATTTGTTTTTACCGTTGCTGTGGAAACGGTTATGTCCTGCCAACCAAGTGACCTGACTAAGATGTTACCCACGTCTGCGAACCAATCTGCATTGTTCCCAATCAATGCTACCTTGTAATTATTCGCCTTGAATCCGTGGTTCATGGCGTTTAATTCACCTGAATCCAACCGCGCTTTGCCTGTGAGAATTGGAACTCCATTTGCCTCCAGCCGTGCGGGTAATAACTTGTAAGCATTGTTTACAATGACATTTGGCGTTTCAATGTTTTCAAAGATTTCAATGTTCGTCTTTGTACCTGGTAAGGTTACATTCCTTTTCGAGTGCGCTCCCGATATATTACCAAGCTCAATGTTCTCAATCGAATAATCAATCGTGACATTGACATCCTTTTGGTTTAAATCGACCTCTTGATTATTTATAAATAATTTTATCATAGCTGAGCCACTGGCGTATTTTGATAAATGATTTCAAACGAAACACCAATGTCGGTTGCCCTGTTGTTATCCGTGTTTATCTCCCCGTTGGCAATGGTGACATTAACATATTTGCCATTCTCAATGATGTACACCTCAGGACTATTAAACATTGTGGCAATATACAAGGCATCCTCATGACTTACCGCCACCGTAACCGTCTTACTTTTGTTTGACCTTTGATTAACTTTGATAATATTTTTATCAAAGGTATTTGCCTTTGGATTTGCGGTAATATCCCACCTTTGCGCAAGGTTGAGCGTGTCCGCGTTGCTTGTTTGTTTATCAATCATTAGACCCGTGAATTGGTAGCTTTCCGCGCCTCCATGTTTGCCGAACCAATGAAGCTCAATATTATCGTCACAATTTGGATAAATGTAAATGCGTTGCCTTTCGCTTAACCTTGTAAATGCTCCGTCGTATGAGCCAACAGAAACGTCGTAATAATCGTATAAGTTTGGGTCGGTTGGAAAATTGCCAGCGTGAAAAATGGCGCTGCTTCCAAATATATTTGATACGCCAACGGACAAAGAATATAAGTCATTGTTTGCCGTGGAGTTTAAATTGTCAACAATGGTAAGCGCCGAAGATCCTGACTTAAAATAAAATTCAAATTGAGCCGCATTAGTGCCACGCCCAAGGTAACTTAAAAATATGTTACCCGATGAATTGCACTTAATAAAATCATTCCTTTGTGTCAGGAATAAGAAAGGATTTGCTGAGGGTTGATAAAAGTCCCCCATGTCATATTCCCCATCCACAAACAATGAAGGCAAAACGTATGCCGTGGTGCTGCTTTGCGCTGCCGTTGAGGTAACGACGAAGCCAGATGAATTAATCGTTTGATTAAACGCCGTGCAATACAATGATGAAATAACGTCGGTATTATTTGTAAGACTGAATCCGTAAAGGTTTCCGAAGAAACTTGTTTTGGCGTTTGTCTTTGGCGCAAGCTGAGTAATCAAGAACGATTGGACATTTGTGTCAAACACTGCCGAGGTTCCACTTGTTCCCGTTTGAGCCGCCAAGAAAGAACCTTCCAATGTTCCATCAAGGTAAACATTGACTTGCTGCTGGATAACGCCAGACGGTTCAATGGAACGAAACGACACGGGGTAAAGGCTGCTTGATATGGTATCGGGGTTTATCGTGTAACTCATCTGTTAAGTATTGATTTGTAAAATGTTTCAACCGTAATTATCATGCTTTGATAAATTGCCATGTTTATCAAGTGCGACATTTCAGCCTCCTTCTTATCCAATGCTTCTTCAATGAAGCCTGTGCGCTTTCCAGTCTTTGAATGCTTTTGGCTTTTAATTGTTGGCATACCTTCCTTTTTATGCTTTGAGGCAATAGCGAAGGCAATTGATTTAGCTTCTTTATCCGATGCGCCAAACCTTTGTTTAGCATATTTCATTAAGCCTTTAATGTACTCGCTTTCCTTGCGTCCGCTTCCTGGGTAATACGGAATCTTTGTTGCAAGTACCCCTTTGTTATTGATTGCCATATACTCTGGGACATAGCCTTCAATGATTAATTCATTTGTTTGGAAGCGTATAACCGTTTCCATGTTCTTAATGGCTGCGCCTGTCAAGTTGTGCCCTTGCGCCTTCCATTCATTCGCCACGGCATCAATCGCCATTTGCGCAATGTCATCCGCCAACTTTTGAAGTTCGTCTAACATGAAGAAATAACGTTTAAATTGAATGTCGCCTGTACGCTTATTAACCTTTGTATTGAGGAGAAGCTATCCAATGTCATTTGAACTCCTTCGGCAATGTTTCCAGCCTGTTTATTTGTATTTATCTGCAACATGAATTTTTCAGCCAACAAAGTCAAGGCTGACCACTTTTCTATTTGCGTATCCTCATTAACCGTGCCATCTTCATTATATCCAAGTAAATCGTCAAAGAACAAAGTAATTTGATACACGTCGCGGCGTGTTATCGGGTTATTTGTCAGCGTTGGCACGGCAAAGAAAACCCTGGGGAATAAGTTTGTACTGTTTTCCCCCACGCCGTCGTAATCCTGTGACCTCGTCCGATCCGACGGCCAACCGAAAGAAAAGCCGTTTAGTCCTTGCGTTGCGTCCGTGGTACTTTTGAATAAGTCTGCGATTTCTAATAGTGTCATTTCTTTTGCTTTTGTATCTCATTGTAAAGATTGTCCTCAGCCGCTTTGCTCGCAAGGTATTGAAAGACCTCATATAAATTTGCCCTTTCGCTTGATTGTAAGGGTGTGAGCCCTGCAAGGTTAAACAATCCGCACTCAGCTATTTTCTTAATGGTCAAGTACCAACCGTATTTATCATTCAATTGTCTTGAAGCGCTGGCATACTTTGCATCGCCTTTCGAAGCATAGAGGTCTGCAAATCGACTTGATAACTCTCGCTTAACTTCGTCAAAAAAAAACCAATTTCAAAGCCAACTTGTAAAGGCAATTTTAAAAAGTCAAGGCAATTCCTTTGAAATACCTCTTCGCTGTATGACTCATCCTTTTTCCTAAGCAACACGGCAATGACATGAAGCAAACCCTGAGCGTCATTGTTTTCAATCGCCTTGCGCCCTTTGTCAAATTGCGCTGCCTCAGCGAATTCAAGTAACGTTGATTTTGCCATTAGCTTATCAGGAAGGTAATACAAGGTTCCATTAAAGTCGTAAATCTGTTTGTATTTCAATTCCTCGGGTACGCTTATCGCATTGAGTATCTTTGAGAACATGAAAGTCAAATATTTTAACTCCAGACTTTCCGCAACTTTGCCATAACAAGCATCCAGGGGAATGCCCGTGAAATAATTAACCACCTTTGCCATGTACGGGTATTTTACCTGCGCCTCCCAAACCTCGTCCATGATTTCAAAGCATTCAATAAGTTTGCTTTGGCTTTGATTAAATTGGTCAATCAATGCTGGAAGGAAACGGCGCACGTTGTCTTTGACATTATTTGTCAAAAGGATTATTTCACATTCTTTTACCACGTCCGTCGGCGTTGCCTTCAAGTCAATGCCTAACTTCTTTGCATACGGTTTGATTTTATCATACGCCGCGTTCATTTGCTTTTGCGCAATCAAAGCATCAAGTTCAATCTCGGGGTATTGAGGTAAAATAAACTTATGAAAATAAACGTATTGCTCAAGCGTTATATCCGCTGCGGTTTCAGGATAAAAATACTTTGTATCGGAGTGGCTTAAATGAAATTGTACCATTATTTGCGTTTGCTTTTTCTTGAGGGTTCGGAAATGTTATCTGCAATGCTTGCGCTCGGTTCAATGTTTTTTGGCTTATCAACCACTTGCGGCAATGCTTTTTCATGGCTCACCAATGGCAATGACTCAGGGCGTTTCAACTCCCTGTACCTGCCCGTGCCCGTCAAGCGCACTGCCTTTTCAAGGTGAGAACGAAGGAGAAGGAGTTGTTTCCTTCGCATGGGAAATTCTTGAATTTCCTTTGTTATCTCCTCAATTAAGTGAATGATGTAAACCGCCTTTTCGTTGTTTGTCATTTCGTTATGATATTTTTTAAATGCAATTCCACTTCGCACCAGTACGCCGTATTTTCGTCAACGTCTGAGCCAAGTTGCCCGCAAATCGTTTGATTATTATTTATGATTATGTCAACTAAAAGCAAGGCTATTTTCTTTGCCTCAAGCCAACTATCGTATTCACCCGTTACCACGTGCCGATAAGGCAATGTGTCGTAAATTATTAAATGCAATTCTCTTGCTTTGTCTTTTGTTGTCATAGGTTTTGTATTTCGTCTTTTACGTCTAACCAATAATGAGATAAACTAAAGTCTTTGTCAACTGAATTGATATTTAAAATTTCATCCACGGCAGTCAATGCGTGTCCCTTTGCCTTTGACGAATCAACGTGTATAATCCAGCCTTTTGTTTCGGTTAAAAGTTTTCTGCGTTCACTAAATTTGTCTATTAGTTCCTCTGCTTTTTCTTTTGGTGTTTGGCTCATAAGTTTTCAATTTCATGTTTAACTTTTTGCCAATAATATTTATCAATTCTGAACAATCCTTGTTCTTGATTATGATGGTTTAAAATTTCATCTACTGCAATCAATGCAAATTGCTTTGCTTTAGATAAATCAATGCGCTGCTTCCAGCCTTCAAATTCATCAAATAATTTTGTGCGAATAGTAAACTTATTAAACAATTCCTTTGCTTTTTCTTCTGGTGTCATTTGTCTTTTAATTAAATGCAAGTAAATCGCTGCCTTGTAATAAACGCATCGAGGCATAGCGTAGGCTGTCGCAACAATGATTTTCCGCGTCTAAAGGCGTTGAACTTTTCCTGTCGTTCCAAATGTAATTCCTTAATTCATGCTTCATATTATACGATTCTGGTGTTACAACAATAGTATAATCAAGCATTCGTTTTATTCCATCAACCACGCTGCCCGCGTACTTTTCCGTCTTATGTACGTTGATTCCGTTTGAGGTAAGCGCGTCTATCAAACGTGGTTCGCTTGTATCAGCGACAACCATGGCATCAAGTTCAATGCTATTTCTAATCTTTGTAAGCACCATGTCGTATGAAAGACTTTGCTCGTAAATGATTTCCTTTACGTATATCTTGTTTGCCGTGGTATCAACCGCGACTTTGACCAATGCCAAAGGATCGGGATAAAATCCAAAGTCAAGCCCGTAGGCAAAAGGCAAAGAGTTATCAAATTCGCCTTCAACCCAATTTGGAAATATTACCCCCTGTTTCTTATCCAGCCACTTACCCAAGAACCTGTGCGCGTATGCATCAGGGTACTTGGTTTTAATCGCGTCTATCTTGTTCGTGTAATCTTTGCTAAGGTTGTGGTAATTATCTAAGTACGTTGTATGTATATGCGTTATATCCTCATGCGTGCTTATCGGTATTGAATGCCCGTCAATCGTTTCCATGCGATGTGACTTTTCAAACCAACGCTTCCAAATCCAATGCTCCACGTCCTGCGGGTTCATAACAAGGATAACAAGGTTCGGCGTATCAGGCATCCTGATTGATTCATCAATCGTATCAAAGTCTTTTTCGCTTACAAATTCCTCAGCCTCGTCCACGATGAAAACATTGAGACCAGGTATAGACTTTAACTTTGCCGTTTGATTTCCTGAACTTGTTTTGATGCCTGAGAAAATTATTTCACTCTTTGTCACCTTGTGACCAATTTGCGCGTTGGTCATATTGAACTCGTCACCCACGCCCAACAAGTCAATCTTTTCCCTGAACTCTGGGATAACGGAAATGTTGGCACTTGATAACGTGTACCGGGTAAACAGTACCTTCCAATTTTTGTAAGCAAGTAACATATTACAAGCCCAAAGCCCCACGGTGAAAGACTTTGCCGAACCACGTCCACCAGTTATCAGGAAATAACGTGTTTTCGGTTGCCATAATGATTCGTACTTTTCACTTACCTTTATCTGCATCCTTTGTGAAAATTATCGTTGGCACGGTTACCTTTTCCCCTTGCGTCGTTATGTCAATGTTTTGTTTGCTTTTGCCGTACGCCCTTTCAAGGAGCAACTGAGCCGCTTTGATATCACCCTTTGCAGCTTTGCCCCTTAGCATGTTTAAAATGGCTTGTGCTGCCGTAATGCCATCCTTTTCTTCGCCCATGACCTCAGCCATAAGCAAGTCAATGGAAGGGAGTTTCTTTGGTCGACCAACGTTAACCGTGTTTCCAGATTTTAATTTGCCATTGTTTTTTCCTTCCCTCATGAAACGAGTTTTTTACGAGTTATTCAAGTGCCTTTATCAATGCAGATTCAAGCGACTTGCTATCTATTTGTTCCAACCTTGCAACCACGTTTTTATAATCCCAAGGGCTAAAATTTAACTTAAGTGTTTTAAAATCCTCCTCTTTGCTTTGTTCCTCCTTCACTTCTTCGTCGTAAAACGGTATCTCCAGCCCCCACGCTTCCAAGTCCACCACGTCCCAATCGTTCGCCAAGGTGTCCCAGTCCCATGACCCCGTGTTTGCGTTCAATCGTATGTTCAATTCCTTTTCATCTGCCTCATTCAAATCAACAATGACACATTCAATTTCCTTGATGCCAAGTTTCTTTAATTCACGGACACGGAAATGACCGCCGACAATGTACCCCGTTTGCTTGTTGAAAATAATCGGTTCAACCATGCCAAACTTTTCAAGGCTCTCCTTCAAATGCTTTTCTTGCTTTGCCGTGCTTTGCCGTGGGTTGTAAGGCGCGGGTATTAAATCGGCGATTTGCTTTTTTTCGATTATCATTTGTATGCGTTTCTTTGCCTTAAAAAACATTTATAAACACCTCGAAGGGTATTAAATTTATAATCGTGACATGCACTTTCCCAACAACTATTTTCAATATTAAATTGCCATTTATCATCCATTAAAAATTTCCCAAACTCATCGATAATATCGAATTCAAATTCCTTTGCTTTGTTAAAAGTATCTTCAACTGATTTGTCCCAATCATAGCATTCTTTAAAATCCATTTCAAGCCATTCAACTGGCGTCATTTTTATTACTTTTATCATGCCTTCTTACTTTCTAAAAACATTTGATAAAGTTCTGAAAATAAATAAGTTCTATTTCTAAAATCTTCGTTATACCATTGTGCTAAATTATCCACAATAGGTGAATAATTATCAAAAACACATTGTTTCCAATGATTATCGCGAATCCATATAGAAAACTCTTCCATGACTTCCATTTGATTTTTTTCAATTATCATATTCCTTTTAACACTTGTTTACGTTTGTTGTTGACTGTGAGTAAATTTCGCTCACTCAAAAGCCATTGCCTCCCTTGCGTTAAATGATAAAAATAATCCCCATCTTTTGCCAAAGCCTTTTCAAATTGATAATACAAATCGTCCGAACCTTCGTACAATCGCACCCCCGGAACATTGAACTCGGTTATTTCCTTTGGTGCATAAGGGATGCAACCTGTGACCAACATTTCCATCGCAAAGTTATTTGACTTGCTTTGGTTGAAATTGTCATTTGTCAAAGGGAACACGGCGTAATGAGCCGCACTGTTTTTGATAAGCTCAAAATACTGGAAAAGAGAATTGTTCCACGGAATAACCTTTACATTGGGATACAATGTTTTTCCAAGCCATTCAGGGATTCCAATAAATGCAACCTCGGTGTCTTTGCGTTCACTGACATAATGCCAAAATGTATCAACGGTTTTCAAGTCCTCAATGTGCGTCATGCTTCCACGCCACAACACGCGTTTAACCTTTGCCTCCAGCTTATCAGGTGACACGGGACAAAGGGGAGTTACTTGGAAGTCAATGGCGTTGGGAATAACCATTATTTTACTTTCGTCAAAGAATTGCTTATAAAACTCTTTGAGGTATGGCGTTGAAACAATGGTATAATCCGCATACTTGAAAGCCTTTTCAACCGATTCTTTCACCTGGGGTTTGCCGAAGTGTGCCGACGCTGGATTTGCGGCGTTGACCTCGTGCAAAAGATCGTCGTGGTCAAGAATGATTTTCTTCCCCATCTTTTTTGCCTCAGCTATCATTGATAACATTCCGTCACCGTTGGGACGTTGAAACAAGATAACGTCAACGTCGTAAAAATCATACCATTTTACCGTCTCAGGGTTCAAATACGTAATGGTTAAATTTACCATTTGAGAACGAAGCCGCATAAATGGATTGACCGAACGATAGTAGTCGGTGGTTGGACTGGTTAAATTGGTTACAATGCCTAACCTCATTTACTTTGTTTTTGGTAATTATCCAATAAAATACTTAATACTTCTTCCATCGAGTGTTTGACGTTGGTTTCCTTCCAAAGTTGAAATTGCAAATCAAGCAATTTTTTCCTTATTTTTTCATCCCGATAGCTTACCGAAAACACGGCGGCGGCTGGTTTATTCACATTCATTTTTTTGTTCTTTTAATCTGTAATAACGTTCCATTTGGTATTTATTTACCCTTTCCTTGTTTGCTTGATACCACGCTTTATTCCTAATGCTTTTCTCAGCCTTCTTTTCAGGAGATTGGTTTTGGTGATAAAGCCTAAAATATTCCTTTTGCTTTTGCTTTTGGTACTCGGTCATGTTTTCCCGATACTGCTTTTGATACTCAGGCGTCATAATTAAAATGGGAGTGATTCGTCTTTAACCGTTGTTTCATCTGTTATCTTCGGGTTGTTCTCCCCAGCCGTTGCCTTGCCTCCGAACTCGATGTTATTCACCATGCAACGAATAATCCCTGTTGGTTCTCCGTTCTTCATGTAAGCATTCACGCCACCTGTTCCTTCAACCACGACATAAGTACCTTTTACCAAATGAGGCGCAAGCCTTGAACCACGTTCACCCCATATTGAGCACGTGACCCAAACTGTCTTTTCAGTGGGATTGTTTCCAAATGTCTTTTCCGTGTGAGCCACGGAGAATGAGCAAACGGTGGTATCGCCAACCGATTTTATTTCAGCATCCTGACCAATACGACCTGCAACTATTAATTTTATCATTGTATTTTTTCTTTCTGCAAAGATAATATTTTATTTGTTATCAAATTTAAAATATTTTTTAAGAATATATTTGTAACTTTGTGGCGCAAGGTAGCGGATGGGTAGCGCAAAGCGGCGACCGCGGCTGACATTGTGGGTTCGAATCCCACCCTTGTTGCCCTACAAATGGCAGACATTAAACTAGAGTGAAATAAATGGTGGTAATATTTCTAAAGTCTGTATTGTACCACTACTTACCACCCGAAGGTTGAGCAATGCTGGCACCGTGCGTTGATAAAGGGCTGGAACGGTGTAAATTTTAGCAAGGTGGCGGAATGGTAGACGCACTTATAGGTTAATGTTGGTTCGAGACTCACATATCCTAACCATAGGATATAGCATATGAGGTTTAATGCAACTATAAGATTTGAGTGTACAATCAAATGCAGTTTCGAATGCTGCCCTTGCTTTTTTAACCTCTCTTAAATCTCTAATTAAATCTCTCTTAAATTATACCATTTCGTTGGCGTCAACAAAATGATAAAAACAAAACAAATGATTGATAACAAATTCTTTTTTGACAAATCCGTTGAACTTGGTTTTACAACCACGGACTATGAACCCCTTGTGAACTTGCATACCAACGGCGCAAGGGTTTTGCAAATCATGGGTTGTGAATCCGTCTTTGAATTTGGCTCAGGACTTGGCTTCTTTTTATCAGCGTGTCAGCGCGTGGGCTTGTATAAACACGTTGGATATGACATTAACCCGTATGAACGTGAATTTGCAATAAGTAAGGGCATTGACCCGAATAGATATTTAATCGGTAAATTTAAAACGCATGGCAGTTACGATGCCATTTACTCCACCGAGGTATTTGAACACATGGCCGACGAAGAAATAGAAGAGGTCATGCCAATCCTTTACAAAGCTTGTAACAAGTATTTTTATTTCACGTCAACGCCTCATGCCTCAGCTGATCCTGCCTTTGACATTGAATGGGGACATATTAACCTGAAGCAAAAAGACGAATGGGTTGCCATGTTTCATCGCCACGGTTTTGACTTACTGAGGGAAGCGACGGAGGTGACGCCGTGGGGACTTTTGTTTGTTAAGAGGGAGAAAAAGTAATTTTTTTTAAAAAAGTAATTAATATTTTGTATATTTGCTTAAACTTTTTGCAGGACGCACTACCCAGCAAAAGGTATTTGAGGAAACCATTTACCTCATTAAACCCATAAAGAGTAGTGCCTTTGTGGGTTTTTTTATTTTTTTATTATGCAAATATTAAACATTGATGAATCGCACGAACTCGAAAGATGCGAGGTAGTCATTAAACAGGGCTTACAAACCTTCATTGAGGTTGGACAGGCATTAATGACTATTAGGGAAAAACGATTGTATCGAATTGGTTTCAAAACGTTTGAGGATTATTGTATTGAAAGGTGGTTAATAACCAAAACACAGGCTAATAGATTAATTCAAGCCTCTGAAACAATTAGTAATTTGACACCCATGGGTGTCGTTTTACCTAAAATAGAAAGACAAGTAAGACCCCTAACAAGTCTTGAGCCAGAAATTCAAAAAGAGGTTTGGACAGAAGTTGTCAAAACACATGGTGACAATATTACGGCTGCAAAGGTTCAAAGTGTTGCGAATGATTGGAAACCTGTCAATCAAGAAATTAAAGAAATTAAAAGTGAGCCGATGTTTGCAATTAGCACACCAGAGGAATTATTAAAGAAAGCTAAGGAAGTAGCCAGGGAAAGAGCCGAAGTAAAAAGACAAATTATTGACCAAAAAGGAAGTACCGAGGTTATTCCAATGGAAGATTTGGATTTGATTAATCGAATGAAACAAGGCGAAACGGTTGTTCTAAACATGAATACAAATTTCCATGCGATGAAATGGGCAAAGGATAATAATAGGTATCAGCAAATAGACCGTTGGAGTGACTGGGGAAATCCTTTTATGTTAAATTCTGACGGGGATCGGGATACGGTATGCGAATCCTTTAAAATTTACTTTGATTTGAAATTAGGATTAAAGGCAAAAGTAAAGGAATTAAAAGGCAAAGCATTAGGCTGTCATTGTTACCCGCTTCGTTGCCATGGTGAACATTTAAAACAATTGGCAGATGGAGAGTAATATAGATTTTCTATGTTTAGGTCAAACAGTACCAGAGGAAAGTAAAAAATACGGGCTTCGTGTTTGCACGGCTGGATGGGATGTTCAAAATGAATGCTTAGTTAGGATATATCCATTAGGCGTAAATAAAGACCACCATTTTAAAAGATGGCATATTTATAAAAATCTTCCCGTTAGAAATAATCCAAAGGATAGCAGGAAAGAAAGCTGGAGGCTAAATATTGATATTACTGAATTAAACACCGTTGAATGTAAAAAATACGACGGCAATAGAATCAATGCTTTAAAAATGATGTTTGATTTGTATGGTTCAAAAGATATTATAACGCTAAATCAAACACGGAAAAGTTTGGCAATTATTAACATGATTAAGCCTCATGGTTACTTTGAAAACAAAAGTAAAATTATCCAAAATGTAAATCAATTATCTATATTTGAAGACTTGAATACCAATAATATGGTTGGTAAAAATGGCTTTGATTATTTACCGAGAATAGAATTTAAGGACGAATTAAATAAGCCTCACAAATTAATGTTTAATTCATGGGACGCTTATATGCACCAAATTAATTTAGCACCTAAGTATGGAAAGGATAATTTATGGAACCAATTAAAATTAAACCCAAAAGAAAATAAGTTAGCATTAATTGGAAACATGAATCATCAAAGGAACGCTTGGTTAATAATTTCAACTTTTTAAAATAAATTCCTTATCTTTGGTTATTCTTTTGAACGAGGTGCAAGTCATTCAAAAGAACTTCGGGACAATATCCGCATTGTTTCAACTAACCCAGTAGCCTTGCACCTGCTGGGTTTTTTTATACATCTTTATGAATAAGTTAAATAACAAAATCAAGGATAATTTTACCATTATCCCCAATGACATTATCCGAAACAAAAGCCTGAGCGATCGCGCTCGTTTTATCTTCTGTTACATGGCTTCCATGCCAGATGATTGGAAATTTTATCAAGGCGCAATGGCAAAGGAACTTGGATACACAAAGGATACATTGAGAAAATACATTGAAGAACTTTTGACAACAGGTTACCTTCATCGGGAACAAAGGAGGGAAACGGGTAAATTTGATAGTTATGATTATACCCTGAATTTTACACCGAGTGGTAAAAATACCGACACGGTAAAAATCCGCAACGGAGAAAAACCGACACGGGAAAAGTCGGCACTAACAAATAAAGACTTGGAACAAAGAAAGATTATAACAAATATAGACTTTGAACAAAGTATTGAAAATCCTTCAGATTTTACCGACTTCACAAAAGTTGAAACAAATGATTTTCCAAACTTTCCATCTGTAGAAATAAAATCTGTATCAGTAAAAACAAATGTTCAAAGCCCCAAAGTAAACCCTTTTACCGTTGTTGCTAAGTTGCAAAGTGAAAAAGAAAGAAAAAAAGTTGCGGAGCAAAAAGAAAGAAAAGCCGACGCTGAGTCGAAAGCCGAGCGCCAACCCTCCCCCACGTACGCCGCCTTTTCCGTGTTTTGCCAAACGTTTGAAAACTTATCCGGTGCTGCGTATCCGACTGATCAAAACGGCAATTATATCATGATGCCCAAAGACGCGGGGCAAATGACAAATCTCCTGAGATACATTGACAAAATTGACAGGCAGGGCGATAGCATTGAGGCATTGAAGGTGTTTATTCAAGCCGCGTGGAATTTGAATGACAAATGGCTGAGGGCAAATTTCACCATAGCAAACATTTATGGACAAGCCTCAAAGATATTTACCGCATACCAAACGACAAGCCCAGCGGCAAAGGACAAGGCGTATAATGATAAGCTTCAGGAATTGCTTGCAGAACGCATGGCAAAGTTTCAAGATTAAAAAAAATAACAATTATGACAAACGAAGATTATTTAGTTACCCATCTTGGCGAAGGTAAATTTCAAGTAAAGATGAAAAATAATGAAATTAAGGAGGCTGGTTCTTTATTGCGAGGCATTATTAGATATACGTATTTTGAAGATTATAGTTTACCTAAAATTGGGTGGAAGGTAACAAGAAGCCAATTAATGAAAGATTATTTACCAAAGATGCAGCAAGATTTTTTAAACCGTTAACTTGTGTCAAATATTGATTGTTTTTGTGGCGATTAATTTTTTTTAATTTATATTTACAATTATAAAACCAACCAATTATGAACAATTTACCAATGATTGCCAACCGCGTGGAAGAGAAAATACAAGACGTGCAGCTTGTTATCCAAAACCGCGAACTTAGGATTTTTAAAACAGGGACAAAGGAAGCCATCCCCAAGATTGCCCAAGCCCTGAGCCAACTCCTCCCAGTGTATGGCATTGAGCCAAAGCCTGAACACTTGATGGAGGTTACCGAATTTATTTCAAATTACAAGTTGTTAGCCGTTGATGAAATTAAACTTGCTTTTGAAAAGTTTGCCAAACAAGAACTTGATATTAATGACCATAAACTTTATGGCAAAGTTGACCTTCATGCCATTGGGCGAATAATCACGGCGTACATCACTTGGAGGCAAAAGATATACTTTGCCATGGATTCCGATTTGCAGGCGAAGAAAGAGGAAGAAGAAAGGATTAAACGTCTGGGCAAAGTGGCTGAGGAATACGACAAAGACTTTGACAATAAGCTGAAAAACTTTCAAAAGCCATTGGAAGAAATACCCGTGTTTTGGTACGACGAATGCGTTAAGCGTGGTTATATCAATGAATGGGGCGAAGGCGAAAAGGAAGCCTTGTGGGCTGAGGCTCAGAAAATGGCAAAGCAGGAAAAGCCAGATTCAGATAATATGATTGACAGGAAGAACCACATGAGAAAGATTGAAGAAGGAAACATGCCACGCGCCCGCGCACTTGCTTACAAGTTAGCCGTCTGGCGCAAGGTGTTGCTAAGATAAGTTTCATAATTTGGTTTTGTTTTGGTGAGGCATAGAAATTATGTCTCACTTTTTTTATAAATTATTTTTGTAAATATTTTTTTATTCAAATAATTATATTTAAATTTACATATTGAAAATAACAAAAGCCAATTATCATGATGACAATGAATGAATTAAAAAACCACTTTGACAAGGTTCACGAATTAGTAGCCGATGCAGCATTTGTAAAAACTGTTTACCACGCGGTAAAATCTCAGGGTTGCACCGACGAAGAATGGGAGGCAAACAAAATGCCAATAGTTGCAAGAATGGCAAACGAGTATCTAAACAAATTAGACCAAGACATTAAAAAGGTTCAAGAATCATGGCGCTAATCCCGCCATTTTTCCACCCTCAAAAACTTACCAAAATGAATATTACAAAATACACCTGCAAATGTACCCTCGATAAAAAGCTGGGTCACTTTGTACACGTGATCTTCTCCCACGGCTTCGGCTTGTACGGGCAAACGTCACCGCATTCGCCTGAGGATAACATTCAAATCCACGGCTGGACATTTGAGCCGCATGACATTGACCTTGAATTATATCCACCAATAACCAGTCGCAACCTAATGCCCCTTGTGGCTGAGCATGAAATGGACTGGGTAATATTAACAAATCAATCACTTTAAAAACAAACCAATGGAAGCTTTAAAAACCACATTAACCGACAACGCTCTTACCCGTTATTACGAGGAACGCATCGTATATCTTGAAGGCGAAAACGAAAGATTAAGGAATGAGGCGCGCGCCGACTTTTGGATTGTTCTTGATTTTTGGATTTACTCCCAAAGAATGATTCAAGCTTATGTTAGTTGGCATAATGAAGCCAAGCATAATCATTACCTTGATTGCATAAAAACGATGCTTGAAACATTGGAAGCTCATGAAACCAGGGTTTTAGATACTGGTATAAATAAATTAAGAATCGGTGTTATTGAAGAATGTAAAGAAGCCATTACCAAATGCCAACAAATAACCGCAGCAAGATGATTAATATACAAGACTTTGCGCTAAACGTATCAATAACCGTTTGCCCTTCCCACATTGTTGAGCCTGACCACCTGAAAAAATGGTGGAGGCAGCGCGGGGTTGGTGAACTTGAAAAATACTTTGTATCTGGAAAATCAATTCACTATAACGAGGAAATAAACTGGAACGAAATAAGCAACCATAAAAAATCCTTATGGTACGATTCTCAAAACTTTCAAATAAATATGGGTCATGAATATTCTAAAAGGCAGGGTTAAATACACGGCGGGCAAAATTTTCGAAGGTCAATACGGACCTTCAATTAACGCCGCCATTACATTGGATAACGGTACTGATGTTCGCGTGTACGGAAAGCCAGACGATAACAAGTTAATGGCATTGAAGAAAGACGATGTCGTTACGATTATACACGACGGCAAAAGTTACAAAGTCGCATTTGACATGGTTACAGCGAACGAAATACCCGAAAAGGTACAAACACCCACCGAAGGCACAAACGTGCAGCAGGCGGCAAATGTACCCCCTAAAAACAACGGTAAATTAACACATGATGAAATCACGGAGAAAGCCACGCTTATGACTTCGGTTTATGCCGACATATTTCACCAGTTGCAAGCCTCTGGGCTTGAGCCTGCCCAGGCGCAACCAGCCGCTGCCACGATCTTTATTCAGATAGGAAAATATTTTTAATCAATTTGGTACGTTTTTCCCCAGCCTGAAACATGGCTGGGGATTTACCGATAAAAAAAACAACTTAGATGCTACTTCCAAAACCATACATATCAGTTAGCCAAATTAATCTTTGGTACTCAGACCGTCAAAAGTATATCAATCGATACTTTTTAAACCTTCCTGAAGAACCATCCATTTACATGAACTTTGGGAAACAATTTGCCGAGGACACGGAAGCGTTTATCAAAAATGGAATCATCATGGATACCTTTCCCGATTTTTACATTGACAAAATACGCCCCATGAAAGGGCTGGAAGCTGAAAAGGAAATAAGCCTATCAATTAACGACATTCAAGTCAAAGGTTTCATTGACGCATGGGACGTTCACAATAACAGGGTTATTGACTTTAAAACCTCAGGCAGACCGTGGACAATGATGACGTTGCACAATAGCCTTCAAATGAAAGTTTACGCCCTGGCAATGTTTGTAAATGGTGACAAGATTCCCGAAAGTCAAATCAACTGGCTGGGAATAAATAGAACCAAAAACGGCTTATCTTTTACAGGCGAAAGTTATGAATTAAATCATACCTTTGAAATGGATGACTTATTAAAAGCCATTGTTTTGATTGAGCAGACTTGCAAAGAAATCAGTGAGGCTTATAAAAGTTTTTTAAATGACTGAGGAAAATGAAACAAGGGGTTTAAGGTTCAATAATGAAAAAATCAGATACGACCTTATTCCCCCGTTGGCTCACCGTGAATGCGCCAAAGTTTGGACAAAAGGGTTGGACAAATATCCAGCTGGAAATTGGGAAAAGGGTATGCCATGGAGCGAGGTGATCGCCTCCGCCTTGCGTCACCTTGAAGCCATTCGTTTGGGCGAGGACATTGACCCAGAGGACGGTTGTTTGCACGCGGCACACTTGCAATGCAACGCGCAGATGCTTACCGAATATTATTTTACAAAAAAGGAATTTGATAACCGTAAAAAATACGACTTATGAAATTATACACAGAAGACCAAGTGAGACAAGCTCTTAAAAAAAGCCGAAGCATAAAAGATAAACACGCAGATGCTTTGAATTATTTTTTTTCAGATGATGAAGCAATTGATTCTTTGACACCAATAGAATTTCCAGAATACGAAGAAATACATAAACAAGCTGAAGTTGTTGAGAAATATCATGAATCAATGTCACTTGAAGAAAGTTGTGCATCAATGGGAAGATTTCATGGATTTTTTCATGGCGTTTATTACATAATGGAAAAATTGCAATATTTTGATTACAACGAAACTTATAAAAACGAAGAAAAATGAGTAAGCAAACGGCAGTTGAATATTTAATAGAGGTATTACGGGTAAATGCTGGAATAAAAGTTTCAAAACAGTTGCAAGAAGAAGTTTTACAAATGGAAAAGCAAATGATAATGGAGGCTTTTTTAAATGGCGCTTACGGAAATTTATTAGCAACAAAAGACATAGCGCAACAATATTACAACGAAACTTATAAAAACGAAACAAAATGATTTTAACCGACAAGACAATTAACGACGAAATAGCCGAAGGCAACATCGTTATTGAGCCGTTTAACCCTGAGAACCTTGGTACCAATTCCTACGACCTTACCTTGTCAAATACCTTGGTACTTTACACGGAGCGCGTGTTGGATGTGCGCAAGAAAAACCCATCCGCACCGATGATTATTCCCGATGAAGGTTTGATATTGCAGCCTGGTATTGTTTACCTTGCAAGCACGGTGGAATACACGGAGACTATGAAGCACGTGCCAATTATCCAAGGCAAATCAAGCCTCGGGAGATTAGGTTTATTTGTCCATGTGACCGCAGGTTTTGGCGATGTTGGATTTAAGGGGCATTGGACACTGGAACTTTTGACGGTTCAGCCGCTCAAGATTTACGCGGGCATGAAAATAGCCCAGCTTACTTATCAGGATATATCGGAGATGCCTAATATTTCGTATGATAAGAAAGAAAGTGCAAAATATTCGAATCAGGGCAAAGATCCAGTTGCTTCCAAGAATTATTTAAATAAGCAACCATGACCGACGAAGAAAGGAAAGCAAAGCGCGCCGCTTATATGGTACAATGGCGTAAAAATTTAAGCCGCTTCCAAAAAGAAAAACGACGGCTTGAAATGAATGAGTACCGAAAGAAGGCGCGCAAAAATTGGACGCCTGAGTACTTGGAAAAGATGAGGGAGCGAAATAGGATTTATTACGCCGAGAATAAGGATATATTATTAGCTAAAATGACAATTTATCGAGAAAACAAAAAAAAGAAAAATCATGATGACCGAAAACGAAAAACAAAAATTAATTAAAGATGCCCTCAATGTCTTTGTTTCCGCTGGTGGAATCTTAACTTTGGCTTATGCTATTTATTTTATTGTTGACCTTGTAAAAAAATGGTACTAATGAGTAAATTTGAAATCAAGTACAATGACAAACGAATGATCATTGAAGCCGAAAGCGTTGAAAAGGCGCTTGAGCAATTCAAGGAATTAAAAATCGACGTGCCAAGCTTTGAGATAAGTATTTCAAAGTTTGGAGAATACAGGAAATAAATGTGAGGTAGTAAGTTGTTAAAAGTGTTCTAATTCATGTCCGCGTCAACCGATGCGGACATTTTTTTTATTTTATTTTTGTAAATATTTTTTTATTCAAATAAATAATATTAAATTTACGAACCGAAAGGAATTAACCAGTTTACAAATCTTAAAAAAAACCAATTATGGAAACCAAAATTTTTGCAGTTATGTACTTTGGCAATGCCAAAAGATACCAAGATTTAAATTACGAAATCGAAGCCTTCACAAAGCGCGAAGCCGTTGAAAAATTTTACGAAAAAATGCGAAACGAGGATTATTTCCCTGAAGACGCATTTGGCGGTGGAATTATTCGCGATTGTGACGGCAATATTATAGCAGACCACACCGACGAAACCATCGAATATGATGGAGGTTGTTTTTACGCTGAACCAGTAATACAATAACCATGAAATTATATAACAATTTTCAAAAAGAAGTACAAAAATTTCCAATTATTGCTGGTATGCGATTAGACGGAAAAGGTAACAATAAATTAAAAATTGTTGGTTATAGATGGGTTGAATTTACGTATGATGTTAATCCTGAAGTTGCAGACGATAAATTAATTGTTGAAGAAAAAATAATTAAAAAGACATTTTTATGAAAGACCGCATCATTGACTATGTTCCTCAGAACAAACGCCTCCCGTACCAAGTTGCCGCAGGTGTTGGCGTTGCCTTCGTGGTTGGGTTAATTTATTCCCCAATCAATACTCAGTACCAATATACCTCATTCGTGCCAGTCATTGAGCGCGACACGGTGTACGTTCACAAAATTACAACGCTCACCTTCCCTGCAAAAGAGGAAAAAAGCGAATTCAACGAAATGGCTTATGGCTCAAGGTCATACGGATGGGAAATAAGGAAAATGAATATACACGAATTAAGGAAAACATTACAAGGCAAAGGTTTTCGAAACCTAGATAAAATTGACCTTTTTAAAATGCGTCGTATTTGGCTGGCGTATTCTTATGAATCCATGCTTATGAATGTGCATTACCTGACCGACTTTCCCGTTTCCATGATTTATTCCTTTTTTATCATTGAGGCAACCACCTCTGGCGTTGAAACCGAACTTTGGAGAAAACACGCCAACGCTGGCGGCGTGAAGGCTTTGAAAAATCAAAAGTCGGTGACGTACAAAACACGCGAGGTCATTCGCGGACGTGACAAGTATATCCGCGCCAAGTTCATGAGCGCAAGTTCCACGGAAGAAGGTGTTAAACTTTGGGCGGGTGTTTTGAACTCAGGAAGGTACGCGGAATGCAAGAAGGCAAATTACAAGTTAAAAGGGATCAGGTTGTACGAATCCATTTGTAAATGCGTGTACAAATCAGGGTATCACACGGACACGGATTACAAGTTTCGCGCTTCGCTTATGGCTGAGTTCTGGGAGTTGAAAAAGAACCATTACCCGATTAAAGGGAAAAGAGATGAATTTTAAATTATTTTGCATTTATTTTTGTAAATATTTTTTTATTTCAATATTTAATATTAAATTTACGTATTGAAACAACGAAACGATATTTCACACAACAAAAACAAAATCAAATGGAAAAGAATTTTAACAACCTTCAATTTAAATGGACATTCGAAAGTATTTCGGATAACATTCCCACCATCATGCTTTTAACAATCGTTTTAACGTATGGCATCAACGCCTATCTGACCGCCATTTTTCTCCCCATTGACTTTTGGCTTGCGATCATTGCCGCCAGTATTTTGCAACTCGGACGCTTCGCCGTGGTTTTCATGGACTTCTTGAATCCAACCAAAGGGCGAAGTACTTACCCACCAAAAATTGCCCTGGGCGCAACCCTTGTGGCTTTGCTTGAAATCTTTTTTGGCTTACAGGAAAAGTACGAAGGCGGCGAATTTATTACCATGTTCCTTTTTATCGGAACAATCGTTGTTTTCGGTTACCTCCTTGAAATCAACTTTGTTGACAAGGGTGTTGAGGCTTATGGGTTAATTGAAACAAAGCCAAAGCGGAAAAGAAAACCACGCGTAAAGGCTGAGGCGAAACCAGTATCAAAGGCAAAAAACTTTGTATCTTCATTTAAAACAATCACACTTTGAGGACACTGATAGGAGTCGACCCAGCGTTAAGAATAAAAGGAATGGCGGTTTGCATTATCGCAGACCGCACTATGATTTTTAAAAGATATAAAAGGTTTGTCGATTTCATCGGAGACGTTATAACATGGGTGGCATACGAAAGTCCTGTTGTTTTAGTTGAAGATTCAAGCCTCCAGAATGTGACCTTTAATAATTCAATCAACCGCGCGATCCTTTCCAGAATGTCCCGCAACGTTGGCATGAATCAAGCCGCATCAAGGATTGCTTATGAATGGATAAAGGAACACGACATTGAGGCGTACAATATTTCCCCTGAGGCAAAGGGTAAAAAGTTTAACAAAGACGTGTTTATGCGCGTGGTCGCAAGTGAGCGATTGAAATTTGAACCAGATTTTAAACCAGCCAAAATAAGTCAAGATGAAATCGACGCTTTCTTCCTTGCGCTTATGGCAAAAAATTATATCAAAAGATGAAAAATAACGAATTAACAGACGGCTTAACCAACGAACAATGGAAGGAAGCGCAAAGATGTTTCAACGCGCGCCCAAAGCCCTTACGATTTGCCGACACGGTAAATAGCAAACAATCGGTAATAAATTTTTACCTTAATCCTTTGATTCCTGAGACCATGCCAGCTTATCAATCAATGGAAAAAGAAAGAATGGTAAGCATTTGTTACCAACTTTATCATTCAAAGGAAACCGACACTTTAAAAGAATCAGCCGCAAGGCTTATAAAACTTATAATTGATTGATTACTAATTTGTTAATTGTTGATGTGTATATCAGGGCTGGCATTTGAACCAGCCCTTTTTTATTAAAAGATTACCCCTTGCGTCTTTGCATAATCCACGACCGCCCGAGCATGAGACAAAGCCAACGTATTTTGAAACACGGGGTCAAACATCATTAAAGCATCGTGGTAATTTGTAAAGAATCCATTTTCGCTGAGTACCGCTGGCATATTTGTTTGGGTAATAACAAAGAAACTTTCTTCTTTGTCCTTATCTCCGTCCGTGGTATCCATGCGATATACCCATTTCGGAAATGCCTCCTTTACCTCGTTAAACAAGAACTCCGCGTAAATGTCCGACCTTGTTTTACCCTTGCTCGTGAACACCTCAAAACCCCTTGCATTGGGCGAAGCCGCCGCGTTGCCGTGGATGCTTAGGTATAACGAATCTTCGTAATTTTTGGCGTTGATGTTTGCCTTCGCCACGCGCTTTGCCAAAGTTAAATCCAAAACAGGATCGTAAACGCGAATAACTGGAAAACCCCAATCAATTAAATACTGCTCAATCTTTGCCGCAACTTCGCGATTAAACACGCCTTCAAAGAACCACCCGTAACCGTGGAACTTTGCATTGTTATGCTGAGCGCACTTGGAAGGATACGTGGTATAATTGTAAGGTAATTTTTTCTTTGCGTCAATGCCTCCATGGCCTGCGTCGATGAAGATGCAAAATTTAGATGCTTTCATATTTTGATATTTTTAAGGGCGATGCAACTCAATGCACCGCCCTGATAGTCGCCCAAGGTAGCGATTCTTCTGCGCCTATAATTTAAATCCAATGAGTGCAAAAGCTGCCGTAATCAAAGATAATTTTGGTGGAACTTTCACCTCAATTTCTTTGCCAGCGCACTCGCGGCTTGTTTCTTTTATCTTATCCCAAATGATTTGCGCCAGTCGCACATATTCGCGCCATGTGAATTTGACTTTGTTACCCTCAAGGTAAACATTGATTTCACCTGCAAGTTCGGCAAAATTCATTGAATAGCATTCAATGTCGCCAAGAGGTGACTTTATCCCATCTGCATTTTTCAATGCTTCTTTTAAATTAGTCTGCATGATTATTTGATTTAACGATTAAAAAAACGTGTTATTAAAACGCCAAGGTTTACGCCTGTGATGCGTTTCGTGTTTTCCGAAATAGAATATAGCTCAACCGTTGCAATTAAAAACGCTGCCATGTATGTTATGTTAGGAAGGCTAAACGTATTCCTTGCACCCTCGAATATGAGTATGGCACAAAAATACACCACTATTTTTTCTATTGTCCGATAAAGCCCACGGCTATTTATCTTTTGCCCTTCCTTCTTTGCCGCAATGATGCCTGTTGCCATGTCAGCGAAAACAACGAAAACCGTGAATATCAGGAAGCCTTTGATTGGTATGAAAAATGAAAATATCCAGCCGCAGCAAATTGCGTATGTTATTTTCTCCCATCCAAGGTGCAAAAAGTTGATTAAAGTTGCTTTCATTATTCCTTTTTTATCAGCCTAACATCATTGTCCACGGTTGCAAATTTGCCATTGGCAAACTTGTATAAATCGTAGCGCACACCGTTGAAGGCAAAGCTAATTTGATTGGTAAAGGTGCTGAGTAATAAGTTGGTTGTAATCGTGTACACTTTGCCATTGTCAGGATTAAAAATATACCTGTCATTTGCATTCAGCTTTATAACGCCTGGAATGTTTTCCCCTTCAAAAACCAATGTCCAATCGCCAAAAAATGAAGATGTGTCCCTGAGTGCCGTTGACGTGTAAACAGGTCTGCCACTAATTTGAAGGTGCAAATTATTGTAATAATTAATCCGCTTCACCGATTTTCCTTTTAAAATCAAGGGCTTAGCATGGATGGCAATCGTGTTGCTTTGCCTTTCAGCATCGGTAACAAGTGCTTTAATGGCTGTTAAGCTATCGCCAAGTATTTGTTTATTCCCTGTCACCGTGCTATCGCTGAACGTGGTCATAGTAACAATGTAATAAATGTCGCCTTGCTTTTGAATGTACACCGTATCGGTAACAACGTCTTGAGAAAGGGCAAGGAAAGGAATGAGTAAAAAGAAAAGTATGTTTTTCATGTTATTTGTTTTCGAGGATTAATAATCTTTGTTCAAGTGCTTTGATTAAAGCGTTTTGTTCTTGGATGGCTTTAGTAAGGATGGGGATTAATTTAACCATGTCAAGATACAAATCACCATTATTCATTGTTCCTGTTACTTCTGGAACAATTGGATAAATATCTTCAACGATAAAACCTAATTTTCTATCTTCGCCCCATTTATCTTTATCTATATAATCAAAAGATACTGGATTTATTTGTAATATTTCATTTAATCCGTAATTTAAAATTTGTACATTTTCCTTTGTATTGATAGAAGATACAGGTGCGCTTAAAACTCCTGTTGCACTTGCAATGACTGTTCTGTTGCCTGAACCTTGTAAATTATTTATAGTAACTTCACCAGTTGAAGCTACACGGAAGCGTTCCAAAAAATTAGTAGATATAGCAATTACTCCATTTGTTGACAATGCTGAAAATGTATGAGTATCTCCAGTACTTACAGTAGTAGAAGATGTAAATGTTAAACCACGTGTGTTTGAAGCATTATCTCCACCCACTCTAAGGTATTCCCCTATTGATCCTCTTGCAACTTCTAATGTAGCAGCTGGATTGTTCTTTCCAATACTTACTTTTCCACCAGCCTCATAAATTGCACTTGTGTCAAAAATACCAGAAGAGTTTGTTTTAATTAAATAATTATTTGGACTAAATGATGTTGCTCCCGTTCCCCCATTTGCCACGGGCAACACGCCCGTGACACCTGATGAAATAGAACCGCCTACCCGTGTCCAAGCATTGTTTGTTGCCTTTTTATATTGCCAAATAATATTCGTATTTGTATCAAGTAAAATGTAAGCCATGGTATCCACGGAAGGCTTACGCGTGGTATCAGCCGCTAAACCTCGATACACCAGCCCATCGGCACTGGTTTGTTCGCCCAATGTTATCTTTTGGTTTCCGTTGCCTTGATACTGTGCCAAGGCAAGGTAAGGGAAAAGGAGGAGGAAAAGGGGAAGGAGTTGTTTCATGTTTATTTTTTTAGTTTGATTGCATTACGTGCCAATTAGTACCATCGGCAACCAAGGTAACCCATTGAGGCGTAACATTTCCAGCTGACAAAATAGCCGTACCTGATGAACCACCCGCCAATGGAATAACGTTTGAAGAGCTACTTATGACCGTTGCATTTGAAAGATTTTTAATCATGTATTGTCTTCCATTTGTTGCCGTTGTTAAATCAATCGTTGTTGTTGAGCCAGTACCTGTTATTACTAATGATACCCTATTTGATGAAAATAAAATAGTTGCCCCAGTTGTTGTTGAATAAAATGTATAACCAACTCCGAGGGTTGTTCTTGCAACCGATGCACTTTCCGCACCTGTTCCGCCATTTGTTATTGGCAAAGTTCCCGAGAATTTATCTGCACGCCAATAAGGGTTGAGCATTGTAGCGGTGTCGCTTTTATTTAACCTTGCATCAATTCTCGTTGACAAAGAAACCGTGTCAAGGTTGGTAAGAACATTGTTGCCGCCTTCGGTAATGTTGCCTGTGACCGCCAAGGTTGAGCCAAGGGTTGTTGCGCCTGTTACGTCTAATGTTTTATGAATTGTCGTATTACCCGATTGTCTTAAAATTGAAATTGCCAATTCATCGCCACTTGGGTCAGCTGCAAAAGAATCACGCATTACAAATTCTAATCTGTCACTTGGAGAATTATATTGTATTTTTGCGCCAAACTGAACGTCGTTTTCATTTCTTCCATTTGTTTCGTAAAATAATATTCTTGGTATATTATTTGACGAAGCATCAAGCATTATATTTTTACCCTGACCCAATGTTAATGAGGCAAAAGGCGTTGTATTAATTCCAATATTATTACTTGATTGTTGTATTACTGAATTTCCTAAAGTTGAAGCGCCCGTAAATAACGGCAAAGTATTTGTCGTTCCCGTTCCTGTGACTGGGTTGGTTAAGGTGTTTTGCTTTGCCGCAAATCTGGAAGTTAAATTTAATTGATTTGTATCTGATTGAGTAAACAAAAAAGACGTATCAGTATAATTTAATTTACCTGCAAATCTGGAAGTAAGATTTAATTGAGAGGTATCAGCGGTATTAAATTTAAGATTCAACGCCGTTTGTGTTGCCGTTGATATTGGTTTATTTGCATCCGAAGTATTATCCACATTCCCTAAGCCAACCATACTTTTCGTTATCCCCGAAACCGTACCCGTGAAGGTTGGTGAGGCTAAATTTGCTTTTAACGCAAATCTGGAAGTTAAATTTAATTGATTTGTATCTGATTGAGTAAACAAAAAAGACG